CATAATACGCTGTGTACTTTCTGCAAGTGCTTTAGTAACTACATCAACATTAATGTTACCTTGTTTTTCTGCAACGTCTTGTATCATGTTTACAAGTCCAATTTTTGTACTAATAAATGTATTGTAAAATACTTTGATACATTCACATTCGTCCCATGTACCAATTACATAGCGTGGATTGTTTTCCATGCATGTGTCATAAAAATCTCTAAGCTCTTTAGCATCGCCTGTTTCAGTACCATCTTCTGTACCTATCATTACCATTTCAGGATTGACCATATCCCAAGCAACTGTACCCATAGCAATCAAATAAGGATTATAAACAAAACGTGTGTTAGTTACTAAAGGAACGAACTCACGTCTTACTGTGCCAGGTAAAACTGTACTAATAAGCACAAGCATTTGGTTTTTATTCATATACTTGTTTGCTTCTTTTAAACAATCAATAACAATATCATATTGAAAGTCTTTAGGTTCTAAATGTGCTGTAGGTGCTTTACCATCGTAATTTGGATCATGTGGAGTAGGTACTGCAACAAATACAATGTCTGCTACTTCTGCTACTTCTTTAATTGTTTCTTCTACAATAACATAGTCGCTGTCTAATGATTTGTCCACATCATAACCAAGTACAGCATGGCCTTTTTTGGCAATTACTTCTGCGCAGGGCATACCCAATTTGCCTAGTCCAATAAATCCAATTTTCATTTATTCTATCCTTTTTGATTATCGTTTGTATTTACAATTCAGTGTTAAAACGCTGTTTAAGCCTGGCTTTTTATGCTGATACACAAGTAATGCTTATGTGTGTAAACCACGCTGTATGACGCTTAAAATGCGTTTTAGACGCCTAATTCATAGGCTTTATTAAGTAGTTTCTCCCTTGTAAAACCCTATAATTATATTGTGCAATTTCACGTACTTTGGCATGCCAATTTCTAAATTCTGATCCTTTTAAATTACACAATCTTTCAATTTCATTTACAATTGCTATTGCCCTATCTCCGTGGTCTTCAATTTTATCGTATTCTTCATTTATGTAAGGATGATAAGTTCTGTACCCTAACTCTTTAAGATACTGTAATGTGTTTGGAGAACCTATCATAACAAATGGGTGTCCCATTGCAATACATTTAAATATTTTTTCACTTAAAAACGGAACGTTTTCGTAGAATGTTGTTTCGCTAATTACACTAAAATATGTTTCTTGATAATACTTGTGTATTGATTGTTGATGTTCTGCTCTATTAGTAACAAGGTCTTCTTCATCAAGATACATTGGCGGCAACTGCTGTACATCAGCAGAACGTTTTAAAACACGAGAAATCTCTTTATGATCTTTGTGTTTTGTTTGTAGCCTATTCCATACTTTCTTCCAATCTAAATTATCGTCTGATGGTGCAAGACTAACATATCCATCATCTAATAATCCTCTATCATACAATAATGTAACCATCAATGGCCTATGTAAGCGCCATCGTCTATTTAGATTAAGATATTTTTTAGAGTACTTGCGTTTCTTTTCCATTGTAGGAAAAGCACTACGTTGTAGTATTGTATCTCTACCAGTGTTTTCAAATAAACTGAACCACATAATTTTAATAGGCTCTACATTATTTTTCTTACAATAACTTAATGTGTATTTGTACATAGTAGGTACACCAGATAAAAACACAACTTGACTTGTTGGTATGTCATATTTTTGTATAATATCATTATAAATGGCATCTAAACTGTCATAAAAGAACTCTAACGAGTTGTCTAGTACTAATGAAATCTGTTTAAGTTGTAATTTAAGAATCGTTTCTTGATCTAAAATCGTGTCTAAAGGAAAATATTTAAAACTTCTTGCATCAGAAAACATTATAAAATAGTAATCTTGTTTTAATTTAAGACGTCCTATTTCGGCAGGATTTGTAGGTATAGTAACCTTTACAGGATTGTTAACATCATATGTTATAAGGTATGGTAAATTATCGTTATTCAAGCAAGCCATTATAACCGTCCTGGTTTGTTAGCATGTTCTTTCCACCAAACTTCTAAATCGTCAAAACTACTTGCTTCAAGTACTTTTTTATTTGTGCTAAGAGCAAACTCTCTCATGTCTTTTGATATCATATGATTAGGAAAGCATTTAGCAATATATTTTAAATAGTGTTCAGGTCTAGGATGATAATCAGCAGTTTGGCCTTGACCTTTAGAACCTTTTACAGGTGTTGTTGGCCAAAAGCCGCTGCAAATTGCTGTAAGAATATCTGGTTGCATTGATTCAAGTGTTGTAGCATACACTCTTTTAATATCTTTGTAGTCGCTATTTTTCATTTCTGGAGTTAAATTAAATGAGATCATATCATTGATTTCAAAAGGAGCCATGTTCAACATATAAAATTCAGCTTTTGATTGTTTCATGTACTGTCTTGTTAATTCTATAAGTGCTAAATCTCTCAATAGATAAAATCTATAATCAAACCAGTCATGTACAAACTTGGCAGAGATATTATTTTGTGTTGTAATATTTCCTGATGTTACCCATTGATTTTTCTTATATCTATCTTCACGTGTAACTGAGCTCCACATAACAATAACCAAATCATTTTTGTTAAAATTATGTGTTAAATTTGCTTCTACTAGTTGATTAGAAATGTAAAGATTTCCTGCGCCAGCAGCACCGTAGTTATATGTTTCTGGTATATCTTGTTTGATGATGTCTGACCATGTTGGCCATTTATATCTGGTTAAACTGCAACCAAATGTAAAACATCTTTTATATTCACTAAACCGTCTCAAAGTATCTCTCCGCTGATTTTATACATGCTAATAATGCATCTTTGTAAAAGTCTTGTGTTCTTGAATGTTCAAAGTTATGCTGCACAGCAGGGTATGCTTTTAGCAAACGTCTTTGTTTAGTTTCAAAATCAAGACTAATCCATTCTTTTAAATTTTGTTGCACAGTCTTAAAACGTTCTAATGGATCTACAATTAAGTCATAGGGCTTACTAAACAATTTAAAGTCTGTTCTAAATCCTAATGAACGTAAACCAGCAAGTGTTCCTCTTGATGCTAGTGTAATAAAAGGATGTCCTAGCATAATAGGTTTGAATAGTTTTTCTGTTAAAAACACGCTGTCGTCAAAGAATATAGTTTCAGTTACAACAGTTAATAATGTATTAGCATATAGGTCTGGATTAAAACTATTAGCAGCATTTGTAACGCTCCAGTCTCCGTCAAAAAATCTTGGTGCAAACTTTTTATGTCTTGCATAGTTCTTTTTACCAATTAGATATTCTGCATTTAGATCTTCGCCTTCTTTAACTTCATTGCATGTAACAATACCTTTGTCTAACAGTCCACTGATACCTAAGTCTGTTACGTGTGCAGCCCTGTGCGGTCTATGCACCCTATTTAAACTGTTGAACGATTTACTTTCTTCTCTATACATTGCGGCTTTGATTAGAGGTTTGTAAGGCATAGGTTGCCCATTCATAAATATTTTTAAGAAGTGATTAGAATAAGCAACTTCAAACATTCGTGAATTGCCTGTTTTCTCTAACCAATCTTCATAGTGTTTTTCAACTAGTTGGCTTCCTTGCATAATATAAACAGACAAAGGCGGCAAGCCTCTTGCAATTGCAGCATCATGTATACGCTGCCAGCCATCGCCTAATGCTTTGTGTATAAAAGGACCTCCTTCTTTATCAGCACCAATTACAATTCTTATACGTTTCTTTCTTACTAATTTTACAATATTGTCTGGTAGTGCAGATATAATATCTGTTGGGCCGTTATGTACAGAACTAAGTCCAGTCCACCAACACGGATCACCATTAACATCAATATAATATATTCCAGGAGAGTTTTTACAATTTACTAATTCTTGTACAGGCTTCTTCATACTGCGCAATGTATTTTTAATAATTGTTCCTTTAGAAGTTAGATACCAATCTGTTTCATCTGTGGTAGAAAGATGAGCTAAATTTTCTGTATTTTCATCTGTGGTATCAAAGTAAAAATTCATTATATCAATCCTTTCAATTCAGGAAATGTTTCTTTAAAGTTTTCATTTCTAATTATATCATAATGGTGTGTACGATATTTAAATTGTTCTCTTACTTTTTCATCAAATTTAGATTTGTTTATATAACTTACAACACCTTTTAGCATATCGTCAATATGCTTGTTATACTTCTTGCTTTGTATCTTTTCAATAATTTCTGTTTTAATTTTGTTATCTAATACTGTTGCAGTATAATATTCTGGATATTGTATATTATACATTTGTGGAAAGTAATCTTCAATATTAAAAAATTCTTCATTTAACACATAATCAAAAAAGTCTGTTAGTGTGTATAAATTAAAAACACTCACAACTGTGTTGCTTTGCATTTTAATGTGCGGACATTCTTTTTTTATCTTTTTAATATTATTCTTAACTACATTCCAATCTGTTCCTGATCTAATGTATTCTGCTCTACTTCCATAATGATCTAAACTTGCACCTATGTGTATAGTATCGAAGTGTTTCCATAGCTCTAAGACACTCTTAGACTTGTATTTTAGCACACTACAGTTGCTATTATACTCTAACTTCACATTTGTTTTACCTATTGAAATAAGGTGTTCTAGTATATCATAATGCTTGTCTGTAAGCAAAGGTTCGCCGCCAGCAAAGTAAAACGTTTCAATATCTTTAAAGTGTGGTAAGAACTGATTATACAACTTATCGTTGTCGTTACCGTCAGCTAATATAAAGATAGGTTTCTTTTCACCTTGTGCATTATCTTCTTGAGCCCAAGTACTAGAATACGTGCTACTACAACTACGGCATTTGAAATTACAAATATTGCTCCAACGTACATCAAAATGTTTTAAATGCATTACTGGTAATGTGCCATCATCTTCTGTGTGTGCTATTAAGCCTGTAGTATCTCCAAAGTATGGATTAGTGTTGGCATGCATTCTTGAACTTTCAGCACCACCATCTTCAATATTGTAACATGCTTGACATTCTACACAACGTTTACCTTCAAGCATATTTTTACGCATTTGCTTATAAGGAACATCATTCCAAATCTCTTTAATAGTGTTTTTTCTTACATTACCTAAAGGTTTATTCCATTCACCTACACAACAGGGCAGTACTGAACCGTCTGGATTTACATACATGTGTAACCAAGGATATATGCAAAATGTATCAGACAGTTTCGCAGTCATAGTAGAAGTCCTTTAGATCTGGAAACGTATCAGTAAAGTTAACATTTCTTCGTTTGTCGTATTCAGTAAACCATTGATAGAAATCTCTGCGACCTTCTGTTAGCCTATTAACATCATACTGTGTTCTTTCCATATAGTCTACTACACGTCTGAACTTTTCGTATTCCAATTCACTAAATTTATGCCTGTCTTTATCGTCCATGTTATCGACAATAAATTGTAAATGTTGTTTCATGTACGGCATAAATTTATCTTTAGGTAAAATATTCATGTCATACTGTAACGGCTCTTTTAGATACGGAGTATCAAATCTAATACGCTGCCATTTAGTTTGATCGTCACTGTTGTATTTTATGCGCCAGTCTAAAAACTTTTGCAATAGTTTACTAAAGTTAGTTACAGTTAAAATATTAAATGTAACCATAAATGTTAGAGGCATATTAGTTCTAGTCATGTACATGTCTAAGTTCTTTTCCCAAAGCTCTAAGTCTAAGCCTGTTCTAATATACTCTGCTTGTGGTCCCCATGTATCAATACTAGTAAAAATTTTAAAATCTTTTATGCAACCTTTTTCAACTAAACTGTTTACTTTATCGGTGAACCTTTCAATAAGAATAGGCTTAACACCTAAATTAGTATTAATGTTTAATTCTAAATTAGGACAAGGATTTTTTTCAAGTTCATCAAATACTCTCCATGTGCTTCGCTGTAGTAATGGTTCTCCTCCCGTAATACGTAAAATTGTAAGTGTCTTACGCAATTCAGGCCACCACTTCCACCATGCTTTAACATATGGATTTGTTTCTTCATCTTTGTGTATTTTAAACCAGTCAATGTCATTCCTATGATTCTTAACCATAGTGTATGGACCTTCTTTTTCAATTTCTTTGTAATAACTGCTAGAATGTTTAGGGTGGCAATATCCGCATTTAAAATTACACTCATTACCAAATGAAACTTCAACATACTGTGGATTTACATTTGCCATAGGCTCTTGCTTAATTGCATTAAATCTTTCAGGTGTGTATATACTTGCATTACGTTCTTTACGATCACTAATATAATCTTTACCCATACATTCAACATTCCAACAGTATTGACAACCACTAGGTTTTTTACCGTCCATCATTTCTTGACGTTCGGCTTTTTTCTGCTGTGTATTGTGCAATGCACTAGGATCTGCCTCTATTTCATGTAAAGGTATTTTATGTGGTGCAGGGTGATAGCAACTATGTGTTTCTCCTGTACCTAAGTATAGTGTTGTATGATGCCATTTGGCCATACAGAATGTAGGACTTAGCTCGTCCATAATAGGAATAAACTTTTCTATTCTATCTTTATCCTGCATTATATTGTTCCTGTAGCCAGTCAAAGTCATTTATCTTACGTAAATTTTCTGGCTTGTTACTATTTGCAACTCCGTATTCTCTACCTGCTTTTGCTCCTTTAAGTGCATACTCTGCAAAAGGTCCTTTTGCTTCTTTACACCAAATATCTAAACGCTTATCAGTTTCCATATTATCTTGTCTATTAATAGCTCTACTAGCCAATTTAACACATTCTCTAAAGGCACTTTTCCATGTGCTATACTCGTCTGTATCAAATACACTAATGTTACTTACTTCGTTCATTGCTCTGAATTTAGTAGATAGGCTTGTTGTCATATCAGTAGTAAAGTCAGTAATATCTAACACTGCCTGTCTTGGTAATAATTTTACACCACCGTAACCATATTCTAAATCATTTACTGCATTTTTACTTCGCCAAACATGTACCATATCTTGATCCCAAAATGGAACACGATGATTAAATTTAAAATGTTCAACTAGTTTAGCATCACCGTCAACTACCCAAAACATATCTGTTTCACATAGTCTTGCTGCTTCCATATGTGCTTGGTGGATACCTTTTACATCACGCACCCAACGTAGTTTTACACTAGAGTCTTCTACTCTTATAATGTCTTGTAGTTCTTTAAAATGCTTATCTGCATTTTTTTCTTTATAACTTATAAAAGCAATATCATAAGACGTTGGCACACTGCAAACTTGATCTACTTCTTTTTTGTTGGTAAAGAATCTTGAATTAAATTCACGTTCAGTAACTGGACGCTCTTTTGAAAATAATGTAACACCGTCATAGTAGTGTCCATTTTTAAATACATGTGTTAGTTTTCTGTGATAACTGTCGTACTTAGGAATATAATAATCAAAATTAAAACCGTTAATAACATTTAGATCAGGATATACTCCCCAGAACATGTCGCCTGTTGCTGTTGCTTGTGCTTGTTGATAATCTTCAAATGTGTTTAAGTGAAATACTTCCCACTTCTTAGGTTCACTTGCTACCTTATCAATTTCTTTTTTATTTGTAAAAAATCTATAATCAAATTCACGTTTAGCAATTTTGTTGTCTTTGTGACAAATAAAGATACCGTCATATGTTTTATTATTTTTAAAAACATGTACAACATCTTTATCCCAAGCAGGAACTTGATATTGAGGGATATTACCGGGAACTACATCGCTAGGTATGCACAGTATAAATTCTGTTTGTGCAATTTCTTGTGCTGTAACAAGTCCTTCATAACTGTCTAATTTAACAATGTCATATGGCTTAGGCCTACTTGCTACTATGTCAATTTCTTTTTTATTTGTAAAAAATCTGTATTTCCATTCTTTGCTTGATATATCTAAGTTTTTAGGAAACAAACAAACACCGTCATAGTGTTCACCATTTTTAAATACATGAATATACTGGTTATCCCATTCTGTAGCTCTATAAGATAAATCAAAGTCTTGTGTTAGATGTAAGTTATCCCATACTACCCAAAAGTTTTTTGTAAGAGACTTTTTGTTTAATGTTTCGTAACCTTGACAGTTTTCTATTTTTTGTGCATGTGGAAATCTCGCCTTAAAATTATTCCAGGCTAGTTCGTTAATTTTTCCGTCGCTGACAAAAAAGACATCATACATATTTTTTACTATAATAAGTTTGACCTAGATTAAGTGCTTCGTCATATAAATCCATTGTGTATCTACTTGCATCAGGTTCTAACCAAACCCAATCAAGACCAAGATGCAATCTAATTTCATCACCTAATCGTTTAATTTCTGCTATACACGATTCACTATCTCTTGAAAAGTGTTCTGCTTTTTCTTTCCATATATCGCCTAGCAATTCAAAATCTCTAACTTGTATATGATCCCAATCTGTACAGTTGGTCATATATGTTCCTTGCCTTGCACCTAATATTGACATAATACCGTTTTCTACATGTGAGCCAACAGTTGACCACATTCTAAGTCTATGAATATTATGCCACCAAATTCTTTCTTTCATTTCCATAGGCGGAACTTTTAATCCATCGGACAGTGTCATTTTAACGCCTTCACGAAAACCTGCTCTCCATGCATGGTATGGAGTTGCATTTACTTTTGTATCACTGTATGTCATAGGAAAATTTCTGTATCCTGTTTCCCAACAAAAGTCAACTTGAGCTCTTTCGCTATCTGCGTTTTCATGTGTTTTCATATTAAGTAAATGATCTTTAGACCATAACTTTAATCCGCCGTTACCGTAACGTAAGCCGTTAACGGTATTCTTTCCACACCAACTGTAAACTTTAATATCTTCTTCTGACATGTCTAAGTCAAGATTAAAATATTCAGGATATACTATATTGTCTGCATCAACTGTAAGCAACCAATCACTTTCAGATTGCTCTGCACATGCTTTGTGTGCATGATCACTTCCTTTTACACCATGTACACGTTTTGCCCAAGGCAACTTATTACACAGATCTGCATAATGCAAATCAGCAAACGGTTCATCATATGATAAAAAGAATACGTCGAACTCGACAACTTTCATTTAGATCTCCTCTAATACATAGTTTTTAAATAGTCTGCGAGTAAACACACTAAACTTTCCTGTAATGTCTACATCTTCTACTGTTACAGAATTACCTGTTAGATCATCGATTGTAACATCAAAAGTCTTTTGTGGAAAGTGTGGATCATTATAGTCAGCAATTGTAAAAGATAACGTTGTATCTCCTTGCCAAAAAATATTTCTTGGCGTTGCTGGTTGCCACTGATCATCTAAAACTCTTGTGCCACCATATTCTTCACTTAGCTCTATTGTAAGTTTCTTACCAGCAAGATCATATGTAAGATAAATGTCTGGCTTTACTTCTTCATCTAAGTAACGTTTATCAATAATTCTATGCAATACATCGTCAATCTTTGTTAAGGTTTTTTCTTCTGTAATTTCAAATTTGCCTTCATGCGTATCAAAGAAACAATTGTTAATATGAATCTCTCCATCAATAATTTTGATAGCAAGATCTTCTTCAACCTCAGCAACATTTTTGCTGTACTCCATTTCTATTGCAGCATACGGACCTACTGAAATTAATTGACCTGTGTCAGGATCAAACGCTGCACCAAATCGACGTTCTGGCTCTTTATAATTTTTAAGCCACTCGTCAAAGTCGGGCATAAACTCTTCTACTTCTTCCATGCTATTTCCTCCAGTACATTAATTGTTTCTAAATTCATTTTATCTTTTTCAACATAATGTACAATGTCGTTTTGTTGATAACTTCCTATTTTTAATTTGCCTTTGTCATTTAAGTAATAGCCTATATGATCTGAAAACTTATCAGCAGCCCAAGGAAAATTTTGTACAGCACCCTTCATGTGTACAACTCTTGGGAAGTTCAATGGATACGCAATATCGTCTGTGATGTCTAATATCTTTGCAGCCATTGCAAATGCTTCATCAGTTCCAATAACTTTTGGTCTATGCTTTGTTAAAAACAAATTACTATATTCATTTGGATTGTCCATTATAGAACGCTGTAAAGCAAAGAATTCACTTGCTAGTTTACTATCTTTTTTGAAGAAAGTAAAGAATGAATATAAGTTAGGTAATTCATTCGATGTAAACGTTCTTCTATAGTAATCGCTAGTTACTTCTTCTCCTCTGTAAGTATATGCTTTATTAGCAACATACAGTTCAGAATGTTTAATAAAATAATCAATCCAATGACTATAATCTCTAAAGAACAACATGTCTACATCTAAGCATACAGTATGTTCCCATGGTGTTAGCTCGTCCATATAAGAACGGCCATCCCAAAAATCTTTTTTGTCCCATTCAATAACTTCGTCAAAAACCCAATTAGATTCAAATTTTTCTATTTGAGATTTGTCGTCAATAACCAATGCAACTTTATCGTAACCTTCTTTCTGTGTATTCTTAATACTTAATGCAAGTGCATACGCCATCTGTGCATAGTTATGTTCTTGTGAAGTTGCAACAACTAATAGATATCCAAAGTTCATATTAACTCCATTAGTTTGTCAAAGTTTCTTTCAATGCTTTTCTTATTCATTACATGCACATCTCTGCCTGTTGAAGAAACTGCTAGTTCATTTTCTAATAAAAATTGTAAAGTACTGTCTTTTACATCAAACAAAACATCTCTATCTATTGTAGAAAACACAGGAGGCATTTTATATTCCGTGTCTACTTCTTGAAAACCGTTTAGTATGTGATTTGCAATTGCAAAACTAATATCATTTCTATACATTCTGCTATCAAATCTATATGTGTCTGCAAAGAACTTATAATTTTTTTGTATGTGCTGTACTAGATCAAATAGTACCTTGGTAGTTTTATTTTTAGTAAACATTACCGTTGTTGCCCACAACAATCTAACACCAGTATCTGAAACATATCTATCATGGTAACCGGCTCTATCTTCTCCCATAATATCGTTATACTTGTGTGAAATCAAGAAGTCTTGTTCAACGTCCCAATAGTTGTTTAGTGTATCTGAAAATGTAAGATAATCACAATCTAGTAATAATGTTCTTTCGTATGGTGTAATATCCCAAACATTAGGTCTATTTGAATTGTCGAAAGGTACTGCTTCAAAAGAATTTCCATCATGAAGATTTCTGTATTGCTGTGTTGGAGGACGCTCTACAAAAATAAGGTTGTCAAAGATTTCTTTTGCTTTATCCGCAGTACCGATCTCTTCCATATAATCAACAGTTGATTTATCTGTGATTAACGAAACTGGATAGCCGAGATGTTTTTTAGCAAGGCCGCCTGCTACCAATGCTAGTTTAGAATAATCTAAACTTCGACTGTTATGTGCGAATATTACGATTCCTTTATCCATAACTACACTTCAATAAGTTTTTCTACGGATCTACTCTTTTTGAGTTTTTGATATTCTTCGTAATATTCTAATGTTGATGTAATATATCTATCAAGTATGATATCTTTAAATTCTGCAAGATCTTCAACCAATATAGGATTATCATTAACGTCAAGTAATACTACACCTTCAGTTCTATCTGCTGAAAGTAGCATTTGAACAAAGTTAATAAGTTCTCTATTGATTTTGAAAATACCGCCATTGACACCATAGGTTAATCTAGCGTCAATTTTTTCCTTTAGAGTTTTACGCTGTACAGCAAAAGTTTCTCTGTACTTGCTAAAATCCAAGGCTTTTTTTAATTGTTCTTCCATATGTCCTCCAAGTTATAGTAGCACTTAATATTTATGCGCTGTAATATGGAGTAGGAAATTAAGTGACTACGAATCCGCCCACTGTTACGGACGGTGTTTGGATATTGAACCCTTGTGATCCTGTAGGATAAAGATTAATTGTACCAGTTGCTTTTCTAGTAACAGTTTGGACATAAAGAGAAGCAGGACCTACTATATCTGGTCCAAAACCTCCTGATGGTTGTGTAGGAGTACCTGTTGCAGACGGACCACCTAATCCAACGTGATCATCATTGAAAACTGCTGCCATTTCAAGAACATTTGCATCACCAGATGAATTGTCTAATACGCTAGGTGTTCTTGCATATAATCTATAAAAGTTTGCATTGTAAGGACTACTTGCAACAGCTGAGTACCAAGGTGTGCTGTAAACGTTTGTGCATCTAAAAAAGTTTCCATTATCATTTGGATTAACACCTGTTGCTGGCTGCTGTCCTCCAAACGACTGTGTAGCCGCTGTTTGCAGCAAACTTCTCCAAGAAGCATCTTGATCTGAACCACTAATACTGTTCAAACTACTTGTAAGTTGAATTTGTCCACCACTATTAAAATAGTGTCTAGCATCTGCTGCTGTTGGCCACGAAAAAGTAATAAGCACTTGCGCAGATGTTGTCCATGTTCCTGTGTATACAGCGTTAGTATGTGTTGTTGACGAAGCAACTGCTGCTGGTGGTATAGTGTATTTCGCAGCCTCTAGTGCAATAATTAAATCATTCCATCTTACATAAGGCTGTGTATTGTATGTTGCGTCATTAGTGACAGTATTTGCTTTAATTTTTTGAGAAGTACTAATATTATTAGGCCAACTACCCCAATTAGTAGGAGGATTTGAACCATATATATGCCTATAAGCATTATACATGTCCGTAATTAACCTACCGTATTCTTCTACGGATACCTTATCCGAAACACCAACACCTGAAGCGTTCATTGTTTGGCCCCAGCCATATAAACGGTCAGCGCCATCAGACGGTCCTATCACTTGCTCAAGGCGAGTGTATAATGCGTTGTAGTCGCTTCTGCTAATTGTTGCGTGTACGGTTGTCATATAATATCCTTAACAGCAGTATTTACTACAACAAGCGGCTATGATGCACTAATGCTGGTTCCGGAATACGATGGACTCGTAATAGAAAATGCAGCACCGCTTGGTTGTAATGTTCCTGTAGCCTTTAACTCCTCTACATCAATACTAAGTGTGCCGTCGACTAAATCTCCTGGTGCAGGTGCACCTGGGTCGGTATAATTATCAGATAGTAACACCTTAAAGTCAAACACTGACGCTGTACCAGCGGAGTTACTTGCCACATCACACTTTCCTTGAATCTTATAATTGTTGTTTGAATATGGCGTACTAGCAGATAATTGATATAAATCTTGGTATGTGTTTGTTAACATGTAAATATTGTCCAACCCTGTTGGTAATCTGCCGCCAATTTCTTGTCTACCCACAGATGAAAGCAAATTAGTCCAAGCACCATTCTGTTGAGATGCTGTACCTAATGCTCTTGATGTGGTAAATCTTAATCTACTTCCAGAATTCCAAAAATATCTTGCGTCATCTGCATTACTAAATGTTACAGTTAATACATATTCTGCACTTGTATTCCAAGAAGATGTATAAGTTTTAGAATCTTTAACAGAAGTTGTTAATAGTCCAGGGTCGCAATCGAATCTATCGTTTCTAACTTCGTCAGCAAGAGTGTTGTATCCATTGAACGGATCACTTGCGTTCGCTGTAATAGGATCACCAATGGCCGCAATAGTTGCTGTTGGTACTACACCGTTTTGATGAAAGTATGCATTTACAATATCAAATCGAATTGCATCAAAGTGTGACTTTAATACTGTTTGACCTGATATAACTGTTGTGCTGTTAACTGCTTGTCCGTATCCAAACGTTCCAACGCCGGTACCCATGACTTCAGCGACTTTGTTTTGCAGGCTGTTGAGGTCTGTTGATAGGATCTGTGCGCCTGTCGTTACCATTATAATACTACCGCTTCAATAACTTTTGTTCCTGAATTCGAATTGCTTTCTAACGCAATCGCAAATACATCTGCATGACTGTCAGCTTTTGTAGCGTAACCTTCCGCAGCAGCAACTAATCTATCTCCTTTAGCAATACCGCCGATAACCTTAACTGGAACACGGCCTTTCAGTGCAATGTATTGTCCACCTTCTAACCATGAGTTCATCATAAACGCAGGTTGTTCTGAAATAACACCTAATGCTCTGTCGCCTTCACTACATGCAGTAACTTCTGCATTTCCGCCAACTGCTACAACTGTACCAGTTTCATATTCTTTATCTGTTAAATATTTCTCTGCTAAGTCAGCATATCTTGCGGCTGTTGCTGTACCTTGGAATAAGTTAGCAATCAAGTCACCGCTTGAATTTCTTGCAGCAATTGTATCTGCTGTTGCTGTTGTTTTAGCAGTTTTGTAATTAGGATCACTGTCTGTTGCACTATCATCAATCTTAATTCTATCTGCAAAAGTTGCTGTACCATTAAAAGTATTAGCAAAAATTACACCTGATGAATCTCTAACAACAATGCTGTTTCCTGAACTAGGAACTGATACAGATGGTGTAATACCGTTCAACGCACTTGCGTCTGATGCTGTACCTGTTAAGTTACCTTGTACTGACCCAAACAATGTACCGAAAATGTTAGCACCTACATAACCAATGTTTTTAGATGCACCGTCAATCATAACCGTTGAGTCATTAGCAAGTAAACTACCTTGAGTGTTACCTGTAACATTACCTGTAACATTACCTGTTAGTGGTCCTGTAAATGAATCAGAGTGTACTGCTGACCAAGCAAATTGTGCTGTACCTAAAGTATATGAACTATCAGCACCTGGTAAAACTCCGCCTGTTGTAATATCTACAATATTTTTTCTAGTTGATCCACCGTCATTGACAATGAATTGCATAGGATTACCAAGAACACTTTCAAAAACAATTTCGTCATCGTTTTCAACTCTTAATCTAAAGTCGCTCTGGTCACCTACTTTGTATCCTGAATCTTGGAAGTTAATTTCTTGGTTAAAAGTAATACTTCCTTTTTGTAAGTATTGGCTAGCATCAATACCACCTAACTTTAATGCATTAGATGAAGTGCCCCAGTATACATAATCGTCTGATGTAACACCGTTGGCATCTGCTTTAGCCATTGTAATACCTTTCTTGATTAACGTAAAGTCATCAATAGGGTTTAATGAACTGTTTAATGTAAATTCTGTTTGTGAAATAATTGCAACTGTTTTACCACCTGCATTAATTTTTAAAATTGAATGGTTTGTATTACCTGTGTCTTTAACAACCTGTGCAATTGCTCCACTAGCACCAAGATCTGGTGATGCTTCAGGTCCTACAAGTACAAACTCTCCACCTGACCATGCATATAACTGCTTTGCAGATGTGTCCCACCAAAGCTCACCTACTCCTAAACCTGAAGGAGCAACTGATGCTACTTCAGCACCGTTGGTTGTTTTCCATTGTGCGCCATCATAGAACTTAACTTTCTTATTTGATGAGTCAAACCATAATTGACCTGTAACTGCTTTCGGAGGAGCAGTAGTATTTGCAAAGTTTTCTAGTAAATGTAAGAAGTTTTCGTTCTGTACTTCACCGTATCCTGCGTAGTTTTTACCAACGAAACGTATATCCGTAGTGGTATCAATAGTTCCGTCTTCTACTGACGTTAAAAATGTTCCGTTAAATTTATCTACTTGGTATGCCATGTGTGTTTTCTTCCTAGTTTACTGTTGTATTTATCTACCTTTACTCGTCTTCTGGTGGTAACGGTTTAGGGTAAAAACTGTATACATCAGGCTGATCTTTATACGTTTGAACAGCATTATTATGGTTAGTAACCTTTTGCTTAACGTAGTTACGCATAGCAACAAAGTCATCTGTAAGCGGAATACCTGCATTTTCTAGGCATTCTGCAATAATATTGAGCTGCTTGTGTACAGGATACTTAACAAGAATCTGCTTATTTACTACTTCGTCAATTGCTACTTCTTCAATTAACGGTACATCGTTAAGAGATCTTACTTCTCCAGTAGCATAATCGCCCCACCAATATTCGTTAGCATCATCTAAATCAATAACTTTATGAGGTACGCCTTGCTCAGTAAGTCTTTCAGCAAACTCGCTATTATAGTCCTGGGATGAGATCACTCTTGATCTATCAGCACTAAAAATAATAATGTTTTTCATCTAGTTCTTCCCCAACTTAATGCAAGACTTATCTTTGGTCTTTCATTTTGTTTAATTTCTGTTACTTCGTGTTCTAAGTTCACAGGCATATCAATTAGCATACCTGGTCCTTCATCTACTAAATTTCCTTTGCCTTGTTCATCGTACCAACAAAAGTGCGGAGCGTCAGCTCTTAAAAATATTAGTTTAAACTTCCAATACCCGCCTGCACTATCTCTATGCCTTTTAAGATAATCCCCTGGATCATATTTGTTAATACAAAAACTATCACAAGTTCTATCTTCTTCTGGAATTGATTCTGTAATCAACTCCTTTAATTCTTTTGGCATGTTCCAACGGAACATACTCTTTAACTTACTTTCACCATAGGCAGTTACAAAATTAAATTCTTCTCCTGGCTGCCTAACAAAAAAACTTTCTTCGTTTGCCTCTACTAACTTTACTATCTCGTCAACATTCTTACAATAGTTCGATACTAACTTTACTGTCATTATACATATGACCAAGTACCAGTGTAAGTCCAGTTACTACCGTTTGAATTATAAATCAGTTTGTAACCAGTATTACTATTATAAAGTGTTGTTGAAGTACTAACACTAGCAGTACCCCATCTATATGCTAAAATCCATCTACCAGCACTAAAACTAGAACTTGAACCTGCATATATGTTATTAATTATCAATTCAAAGTTTTGTCCACTTGCTTGACTTGCAGGAAGATATGCTTCAATTAAATCAGTGTACTGTGCATCAGGTGAACTTGTATTTGGTGCAGGTGAACTAATAACAAGTTGTCTTGTTGTAGTTGCTGAAACAACATTTTGTACAAACTCTGTAGTAGCAATAAACGTTGAGCTATCTGAATTTGCTCTAGTTACACTATGCGTTGCGTTGTCTGCATTGTTTGCGTTTGCTGCTTGTGTTGCATTAACCGCTGATGCCGCTGTACTTGCTGTTGTAGCTGAAGCAGCATTACCATTTAAGTCTGCTTGAATAACGTTTGCACTAAAGTCTCCGTTGTGATCTCTTACAACAACTTTATTTGCTGTAGGCAAATGAGTTGCATCAACATCAAATGTTGTATTTGTAATACCGTCATAAACTAATCCAGTTAAGAAGTTACCTGGTGTTAAGTTTGAAAATGCTATTGTGTCCCATACAGGTTGACCAGCACCTGTTGACTTTAAAAACTTACCTGCTGTACCTGATGGAATATGTGCTGTTGATCCAGAAGCAGTTTGATAAGGTATAGTTCCGCCAGCACCGCCTGCAATGTTAGTTGCTGTTGTTGCTGTTGTTGCATTACCTGTAACTGCACCTGTTAAGTCACCGTAAAATTTTTCTGAATATGTATCTTTATATCTTAATGCACTTGAACCAAGGTCAAGTACTATATCTGAACTTGGAAGAAGTCCTGCTTTTGCGCTAGGAGATCTTGTAGGTCCAAATAAATCAAGTTGATAATCTACACCTTCTGTTGCTGCTAAACTAATTTGATTTGCTGCTTTTATTTCTGTAGCATTAATTGTTCCGTCGATAGTTAAGTTTGAACCAACTGTAATGTTTCCTGCAACACCTAACGATGTAAGTGTTCCTAAACTTGTAAGTGCTGACGTAGTAACAGTATTGTGTAAGTTTGTACCTGTTAATGTGTTAGCGTCTGCTGGAACTGTTATATCTA